CTAGTACGGGTTGCCGTCGGTGACGCAGACCTGGAGTCGGTCGAGCGGCTCGCCGTAGAAACCGGCGTAATCATCGCCGCCGTAGGTGGAGCCATCGTCGCACACGGCATCGAGCCATCCGGCACGCGCAGTGGTCTGGGAGCGGTACCACGCCTGCTTGTACTCCTCGCCGCCCGGTGTCACGTAGTACATGCGCACGCCGTCGATGGTGTGACCGACGATACCGGCGCAACCGTTGACGGTATCGTTGCGGTTGCCCTTGGTCACATAGTCGAGCCAGCCGTCCTCGATAGTATGCACCTGATACTTGAGCGTGCCGCGATCAACTCGGGCGCAAAGGAGGTCATGCTGTCGGCACGGGTAGCCCGCGAAGCCGTCGTCGCCGGCACCGAAGTCGGTCACCTCGTCCAGCCAGCCGCCGCCCTTGAGGTGGAGGGAGTAGTGGACGGGGATGCGCTTGCCAGATGCCTTTGAGAAGCCGCCAGATGCCGCCTGAGCGGGCTTTGCCGCGGCAGGCTTAGCGGTGGTGGAGGGAGCGGGTGCCTTGCCGCTCTTCATAGCGTCGTACCACGCCTGAGCGCGCTGCATGTAATGGTCGCGCTGGGAGCCCGCAAGCTCGCCGGGGCAAGCCGTGGCGCTCCAGTAGCGGTGCGGGAACACGTTCTTGCACCACTCGGGACGACCGAGGTCGTAGTACAGGCACAGGGCCGCGACCAGATGCGCGCCGCTCTCGATTGCCTTCTCGTGAACCGTCCACGGGTTGCTGCCGCTGTTCGCGTGCTCAATAGAGATGGTCGTGTCGTTGCCGCGGCCGCTGCCGATGCCGTCGCCGCAGGCCCACGCGCGGTCGGTGTCGTTGACGTGCTGGGTGATATATCCGTTGCGGTCGACGGCGTAGTGCGCAGAAGTGTCCGCGTTGCGCCAGATGCTGTTGCATTGGTCGCCGTTGAGGTCGCCGGCCATATGGTGGATGGTCACGCCCTTGATGCCGAACGGACGGCCTGCCGAGAAGTTGCGACCGAGTAGTTTGTACTCATCGGGCTGCACGTTTGCGAAGTCTGCCATTAGTCCTCCTTGATGTCACCGAGCGCGAGCAGCGCGTCGAGCCATTTGTCCGTGATGCCGACGGATTTGAAGGCCGCATAGGCCACCTGCACGCCGCCTACCGCGGCGAAGATGGACGTCACCCATGCCGAGGGGTCTGTCGGGACGCCGTTCGCCATGGCCGTAAGGGCGCCGCATCCTGCCGAGACGGCGATGGCCGTCCAGCGGGCGACGTTGCCCGTCATGGCCTTGGTCTTGATGGCCTGCACGATGTAGGGCACCACGAGCACCGTGGCGACCGTGAGGCCGGCCTGGATCATAGTCATTCGATTGCTCCTATCTTCCCGTTTCCTTGTCGTAGAGCAGGTCCACCCTGTCGCGGATGTGGCTCACCTGCTCCGCCATGCCCTGGCTTCGTGCCTGACTGTGCACGAGGTCGTTGTGGAGCACGTCGTTGGAGGCCACCACGGACTCCATCAACGTCTTCATGGCCTCCATCAGTGAGTTCGAGCGTTCCATCTGGGCGGCAATGCGGCCCTCCATCTGCGATCTCTCACGGTCGCGCTGCGCCCTCTCGTCGACCTCGGCCTGCTTGCGCTCCTCGCGCTTGAGGTCGAGGTTCGCCTTGCGCTCGTTCTGAACCTTGTACTCGGCCAAAAATTGCCGCCCAAAGTAAAAGGCAATGAGCGCAAGCGCCGCGCCGCCGAGCCACCCCGGCCCGTACGGCGCGAACAGCTTGAGTACCTCCATCCGGCCTCCTTCCCGTTCTGCAATGTAGCGGGGCCCATCCCCCGCCACACTGCAGGTTCGGCCCCCCGTAACGCCGGTCTACACCGCCGCCATCGTGCCGACGCACACGGCCAGAGGGCCCTGCGACAGAATCACGGCGCGGTCGGTGATGACGCACCCCGTGCAGGAGCGCGCCATCGGGACCGTCACGACCGCACCGCGCAGCATCACGTCCAGCGCCGTGTCGTGGACGCCCACGACCGTGCCGAACTCCATCGTCAGTCGCTTGCCGCCCGACGGCATCGCCGCCGCCAGCCGCGCCGCCGCGCCCTTGATCTCGACCGTAGAATCGCTCATCGCTCGTACCTCCTCGCCGTGTGCTTTATGACGCAGCCGGCGTCGAGCGTCAGCGTCTGCTTCTGGATTGCCAGCTTGCCGACAACCCCGCCGGTCCTGTAGTTCATCGCCACCGCCATGCACGGCTCGACGGGCTTGTAGACGCTCTTGAACTCGTCCGTGCGCGTCACGGCGCGCTCGGTGGCGAGCAGCTCCGCCGCCTTGCGGTCCGCCGCCGTCTGCATGGCATCCTGGGGCCAAGGCGTGGGCGTGGAGCCCTTCTCGACCTTATCGGCGACGACGACGGCCTCCCCGCCGGCCTCCAAGTACACGTATCCGGCCGAGACCTCGCTGTAGTCGCCCGAGGGCGTCTCGGTGGCGACGAGGCGCTGCCACTCGCCGGTAAGCGTCGCGTAATGCAGGTGCGGGCCCGCCGACAGGGACGGCACCCACCAAGCCTGCAGGCTCACACGGGCGCCCTTCGTCCCCTTAATCCACAGGCTCTGGGTGATCGGCACGCCCTTCTTGAGCGATCCGACCGCGTCCTGGCAGAAGCCGATACGCCCGCCGCTCGAGACGACCTTGATGCCGAAGATCACGCCCGTCTGCGGCGAGTCGGGGACGTAGACGGTCCGGATGCTGCCGTGCGAATCGCTCGGCCTGAAGCTCTTATCCGACTTCTTGCCGGTGCCGATGAGGGCGTTGGCAGCGCCCTCGATAAGGTTGCTGTCCTCGGTGTCCACGCCCGGCAGGCTGTCGTAGCTGTAGCTCTTGACGATGCGACGACCGACCGAGACGGTCGAGAGGTCTGAATCGGGCGAGTCGTCGACCGCCGTGCCGCGCACCGATGCGTCCTGCGTGCTGAAGTCCACGTGCACGACGTTGCAGACCTCGGCGCGGTTAGTGGATTCGGTCATGTCCGACATGAAGCGCGCGTCCCTGCCCTCGGTGAACTCAGCCGAGATGGGCATGTCGGCGGGCTCGACGTAGCGCCTGTAGAGCACGTTGCCCATTCGGTCGGTCGCCGGCGAGCGGAACCCAGCCGCCTTGAGGAGCAGGTTCACCGCGTCCAGCTTGTTCTTGGCGTCGTTGTCCCTGCCCACGCCGAAAACCAAGGTGCTGCCCAGAAGGAGGCTGCTGGGGTCGGCGTAGACGGTGAGGCCGACCGATTCGGCTATCTTGACGGCCTCATCAACCAGATTGCTGCCAGCAAAGATCACGTACGGCCCGTCGAAGTCGTCGTCTTTGAGCCGCTTCAGGAGGCCGTAGGCATTGATCTGTCCCTCGCGGTAGGCGCCGTCGATGTCCACCGAGTCCACCTGCGGCATGAATGTACCGAGGCACTCGCGCCTCTCGCTGCCGTCCGAGAAGGAGGCGTTGAGGTACACGCGCAGAAAGTCGTTGCCGACGTCGAACTTGTCGGCGAAGTCCAGGGATGCGGTCTCGTAGAGCGCCGTGTTCGCGTTGCGCTCTATGGAGCCGCCGTTCTCGATGTCGCGCACGAAGTCGACTTCGAGCCCCGTCTCGCGCGAGACGCGCACGAAGTCGTAGGAGGCGTCGAACGGCCTCGTCCAGCTATCAGCCATTGGCGGGCTCCTCCCACGTCTCCCACGTCGGGTCGCACGAGGCCACCCACGCGCCGTCGGAACGCTTCACGCTACAGCTGAGGCGGGCGCGGAACCGCTCGCCGTAGAGATCGCGCACCCAGAAGCGCCCCGCGGTGTTCATGACCTCGAGGAATGACTTGTAGTCCTCCTCGTCGAGCAGCAGGAAGTCCATGCTGTCCTTGACGTCCCGTTCGTTGATGCCGTACGAGACGGGCAGCCCTTCCCCGCCGTCGGCAAAGTGCAGCATCTTGTATCCGTGCGTCACCTTGCGGCTCGAGCCCTTCTTGAGATAGCGCCCGAGCCACGTCCTCTCAGCGCCGGCCCCCCAGTTGAGAGCCACCGCGCGGCTCGCCACGGTCGTCTTGACCCTCGTCGCCGTGCTCACGCCCGTCGCGGCGTAGGCGACCGCGACGTACTCGAACTCACTGTTGAGCGGAGGCAGCGGGTCGCTCGCGCCCTCGCCCGCCGCAAGGTGAGAGCCGAGCTGCAGGGTCGAGCCGTCGGGCAGGACGCGCGACACGGTAAAGTGGGACGTCTCGGGCGTGTCGTCGCTGTCGGCCTTGCCTGGGAATACCGACAGCTGGCATCCCAGCCTCTCGTCGACGAAGATGTTTAGCGACGGCTTGGCCGGTGGCGCCCAGTCGGTCCGAAAAGTTCTCGAGGCGGTGACCGATAGCGACGATCCGGCCGTGACCGTGAGCATGACCCTGTACGGCGTGAAGTTGACGAAGGCGTGTTGCGCGTAGCCCAGGCGGAAGGAGCGCGCGTCCTTGTCCACAGCCCCGCTCCACAGAAGGTTGCCCCTGATGTCGCATAAAGACAGGTACTGTCGGCTGACGCCCGTCTCGTCGGCCACCTTCCACGTGAAGGTATGCGGCACCGCGCGCAAGGTCGCCCCGTCCACAGCCGGATCGGTGAAGAATGCCTGGGGCGCGTCCGCCACGGTATATGCCGCCGCGCTCGACCATGCGCCCCAGCCCTCGTCGAGGCCCTTGGTGCGCACGCGCACGGAGTAGAGGCCCTTGGTGCCGGTCGGCAGCTTCAGGCTCGCACCCGGGCCATCGACCGTCGTGGTGGTGGGACCCGTCGGCGTCGTGACCTGCACCTCGGCTGAGGTCTGCGCCGAGCCGTCCGGATGGTTGGGCACCCATTCGAGCGTCGCGGTCGAACCTGTGGCGTAAGCCGCCCTGACGCCCCTGATGAACGGTGCGAGCGGCGGGCATATAGTCGTGACCTCGTTTGACTCGGTCCACGGTCCCTTGAGGCCGCTCTTGACCGCGCGGACGCGGTAGCGCACCGTTCCCGCCGGCGCCTCCTCGTCCTCCCAGGAGGCGTTCACGTCCGCATCGACCCACGTCTTGCGCCCGTCGGTCGACAGCTGGAACTCCCAGCTGTCGACGAAGGCCGGCGCGTCGTGCCCCTTGAGCACGACTTTCGCCGCCTCCGCCTTGACGGCCTCGAGCATGCCGAGCGCCGTCGGCGTGGTGTAGATCGCCGGCGCGCTCACGCCGTAGTCCGACGTGCCGCCGGGGCCCGTCGCCTTGGCCGAGAAGATGTACATGCAGCCCGGCTCGAGGCCGTTGTAGGTGTGGCTCGTGGTATCCCAGCTGACGGTGCCGACGTCGGTGAACTCCCCCGGGCCGTTCTTCGCCACGCCGACGGTCACGGTCGACCAGGGGTAGTCGCCGTTCATGCCCGTGTAGTCGACGTCCCAGCTGACCTTCGCGCTGGTGTCGCTCAGGCGCTCCGCCCTGATGTTCTTCGGCGTGTGCGGCGTGTGGTAGGCGCGGCACGGCACCGTGACGGTGTTGGAGGCGTTCGAGGTGCCGTTGCCGAAGCCGCCCGTGACGTTAATCTGGCCCGTGAAGGTGTGGTTGTAGGCGCTACCGTTGCCGCGTGCGAGTACGACGTCGCGCGACGTGCACTGCACCCATACCCAGCCGGAGTTGTTCGTCGAGTAGACCGAGCCGTTCCACGCGCCGCCCGCCGACGAGCTGCCGTTTGCGTAGCAGTTGATGGCGTAGCGCGTGCCGTAGCCGTGCGTGACGCGGTAGGTCACGGTGGTGTCCGTGCGCCCGACCTCAGCAACGTCCACGTACGCGCACCAGCAGTACAGGCCGTAAGCGCCTCTGCCTTGAACCCAGTTTCCCTGCGCCATACTACGCGACCCCCATCGCCATGCTCTGCTCCACCGCCGCGACGAAGGCCCTGAACGCGGACGCCACGCGCCCGTCGACGCCCAGCAGGTCGCTGTCGAGGTAGAGGTTGTAAACGTTGCCGCCGCCCGCGATGCCCGCGGCTCCGCTGGCGGTCGCCCCGTATGCTCCGCCGCCGGTAACGCTCACACCGAACACGGCGGCCTTCTCGACGTTGCGTACCGCCGACCTCATGGACTTCACCGGCTCGTCCGCCGTGTCGTCGATGCCGAGGGCCGCGCCCTGCATCACGTAGCCGAACATCTTTCGGAACACGCGCGAGGGCGAGTGGATTCCGAGCAGGTTCTTGGCAGCGTCGATGGCGCCGCCCACCACGCCGGTAATCTTGCTCACGACCACGCCCGCCGCGCCGCTGATTCCGTTGGCGATGCCCTGCACGATCTGCGAGCCGATGGAGGCCACGCGGCCCGGGATGGAGGACAGGGCGCCCATGATGGAGCTGCCGATACTCGAGGCCGCCGAGGTCACGAAGCCGACCGCGCCGCGGATGGCGGAACCCAGGCTGCTGATTCCGTTGCGGCCGATGCTCGCCAGGGTGGACGGCAGGTTCTGGATTGCGCCGCGGATAGCGGACACGATGTTGGTGCCGCACGAGCTGACGAAACCGACCATGCCGGTGATGCCGTTGCCCAGGAACGTGATGGCGTTCCTGCCTAGGCTCAGCCAGTCGAGCGCCGACCACGCCGAGACGAAGGCCGAGAAGATGGCCGGGATGTTGGCGATGAGCGTCGGTATCGCCTGCACAATGCCAAGCGCCAGCGTCACGATTGCCTGGATGCCGGCACCGAGCAGTATCGGCGCGTTGTCGTTGATCGCGCTGGCGAGGTTCTGCACGATGACCGGGGCCTGCTCGATGATGGTCGGTAGGCTGTCGGCGATACCCTGCGCCAAGCCGACGATGAGGTTCGCCGCGCCCTCTGCCAGAACGCCCGCGTTCTCGGCTATGGACTCGGAGAGGCCGGTGAGAATCTGCAGGCCGCTCTCCGTGATGGAGGGCAGGTTCTCGGACAGGTAGCCGCCGAGCGACGTCATGAGCGACGCCGCCGTCTCGGAGAGGAAAGACAGCCCCATCTCGATCCCCTCGGCGAGTCTGGGAACGACCTCGCCGCCCACGTCGGCGAAGCCCTCGGCGATGCCGGGCAGCGATGAGGTGATGTTCTCCTGCAATGTGGACAGGTCGCCGTCGAGCAGTGTCAGCCCGTAGACCATGGCGAGGTGCAGCGACTCGAGCGGGTTGTCCCCCGCCGACCATATCTCGCCAAGGCCCTTGAAGCGCTCGCCGATCTCGTCCACGCCGTCCGACACGGCGGAGAGGATGTCGCCCATGGGCCCGGGCACGGCCTCAGCCGCGCTGTCGAGCGCCTGCGTGAAGATGTCGACGAACGCCTGGCCGAGCACGGGACCGACCGACGTGACAAGGCTCGGCAGCTGCGACAGCGCCGTGCCGACGATGGTCGCAACGCGCGGGATGACGTTCGAGGCCGCCGTCTCGACCGACTCGACCAGCTCCTCGGTGAGCTTGCCCATATCGGCGTCGTCCTTGCCCAGCTCGGTCAGCCAGTTCTCCCAGGCGGCCTTGGCCATGTTGCAGGAGCCCTCGATGGTCGTCGCGGCCTCGCGCGAGGTCGTGCCGGCGATCTGCATCTGCTCCTGCATCGTGTGGATGGCGAGCACGATGTTGTCGAATGAGAGGCTCGACTCGTCCACGGCGGAGTTGACGGCGTGCGCGTCCTTGACGAGGCGCTGCATCTCCTCCTTGGTGCCGCCGTAGCCCAACTTGAGGTTGTCCAACATCGTGTAATTTTGTTTCGCAAAGCCTTGATACGCGTTCTGGAGGTCCTCCATCGCCGTACCGAAGGTGTTCGCGTTGTCGCTCATGTCGACCATGGCCGTGTTGGCGTACTTCGCGGCCTTTACCGTGTCGCCACCCAGTGAGGAAACGAGCGAGGCCGAGAAGCCCGTCACCTGCTCCATGTATTGGTTGGCGCTAATGCCGGCCGTCTTGTAGGCTGCGTCGGCGTTTGCGAGCACCGTGGTCTGCGCCTGCTCGAGCTGCTGCCACTTGCCGGAGCACTGCTCGACGGTCTGTCCCGTGAGCGCGGCGTACTCGTCGAGCGACTTGCCCATGTTGCCGAAAATCTTCTGGATGCCGCCGACGTTCTGCTCGTACGCGGCGTAGGCCTGCGTGCTCGCCACGCCGATGGCGGCGACGCCCGCCCCCACGGCGGCGACGCCAACGCCTATCGCCTTGGCGGCGGTCGCGCCGGCCTTGCCGAGCGTGCCCACGACCTTCGAGGCCACGCCCTCCACCTTGCCGCTGGCCTCGTCCTTGAGGCCGACCTTAATCATCAGGTCGAGGAGGTTCACCTAGACCACCTTCAATCCAATCCGCTCGATGATGTCTGCGGCGATTTCATCGCCGCCGCGCGTGTCCTCCGCCTCGGACCCATCGCCCGCACCGCCGTTGACGATGCTCAGGAAGGGCTCCTTGAGCCACTTCCCCTGCGCCATGAGGCGCACCGACTCGCTCAGGTACACGCGGAACGCCTCCCGCTCGTCCCGCTCGCGCCACCGCGCGACCATGTACCTACAGAAAGGGCGAGCACGCCGTGGCCCGACGTACTCGCCCAGACAGAGCCATATGTGAGATGGGTCCTCGGCGGCTATCCAAAAAAAGGAGACAGAATGTCCTTGATGCCGTCGATACCGTCGATGGCATCCTTGATGTCGTTCACCCACTTCTTCACGGTGAAGTCGGCCTTGTACTCCTCGAGCGTCTGGCCGTCGAGTGCGGCGAGCAGCTTGTAGCTGATCTCGCCGCCCTGGCGCAGCACGTCGGGCAGAAGACCGGCCACCATGTCCACGGCGAGGCCGTTGACCTCGGCGGTGGCGGCTGCCTTCGCGGCCTCGGGGTCGCCCTTCGCCTTGGCGGTCGCCTTGGCCTTGGCCTTGGCGGAATCGGAGCGGAACTTGGCGTAGGAGGCCTTTGCCTTTGCGCCGAGTTCGCCGTTCATGACGTCCTCTGCCACGTCCGCTAACAGGCACATGGCGTTCTGGAACTCGTCGGCGTTAAGGTTGTCCAGCTTCATGGTTAGGCTCCAATCTCCTGTTTGATATACAGCTCGTAGGGCACGATCTCGGGGTTCTTGATTGAGTAGTGGCCCGTGAACTCGAACGCGAACTGGCCCTTGGCCTTGTTCTGCGTCGTGATTTGCAGACCGCCCGTGTTGAGCGCGTTGATGAGGCGGATGGCGATATAGCCGTTGCCGTTCTCGCCCGAGTAATCGCCGATGAGCCAGATGTCGGCGAAGTCGTCCTCCGAGAGCGCGGAGCGCGGGACGATCTTCCCCTCGGTCTCGTCGGCTGCGGCTGCGAGCTTCTTGCCGAGCGCGGTGTTCAACGTCACGAAGGTGCCGCTCAGCTTGGCCTCGATGCTGTCGATGCGCTTGAGCTCCATCGTGTTGGCGGGGCAGTTGTCGATGTCCTCGCCGTAGTCGATGAAGCTGGGCGTGGCGGCGAAGCTGGTTCCGCCGCTCGTCGCGCCCATCAGCTCGGACTCCGCGACCTCTGCGGTCTTGGGGTTGAAGTTCGTGGCGAGCAGGCCCGCGTTGATGACGATCTCCTTGAACGTGTTCTCGGGGATGCGCGTGAACTTAGACATATGACCTCCTAGTAGCTGGTCATGTACTCAATGGTCAGGTTGATGATTCGGCGCTTCACGGCGTTGTCCTCGTCGGCCATGGCGTTGCAGAACGGCTCGCCCTGCATCACCCACATGCCGCCGCCGTCGCACGGCAACAGCACGCCGGAGAGCCCGAGCGCACGGGCGACCTCCTCGGCCTTGGCGTTGGGCGCGGCCTCGGACGAGGTCCGGTACCAGAGGTTCACCTCGGAGTTGCACTGCGTGCCGAACGCCGCGGTCGGCAGGTCGTAGGTGATGTAGGGCATCTTTGCCTCGCCCGGCACAGCCGAGTCGCGGTACACGGGCAGCCCGAAGCCCTCGAGCCACGCCTGCAGCGCCGCCGCCTTAGTCGCCATCCGGCACCTCCCACTCCTCCGCGCTGCACTGGCCGAAGCCAAACGACGCGCAGCGCGGCGCGGCCCCGTCGTCCGCGTTCGACGTGCAGCGGAATACCTGCCCGTCGAACGCACGCTGGAAGATATCGCCGTACCGCAGCGGCTCGGCGGTCGTCACGGTGTAGACGTTCCTCACGCCGTCGTGCTCCGCGATGCGCGAGGCCGTCGAGCTGTCGCGCACAATCGCCGCCATGAAGCCGTCGCCGACGGCGAGGACGGTCTTGAATCCGCCCTCGCCGTCAGGCTCGGTCTTTGCGACGAGCCTCGCGCACGCTACCGCCATGCGCTCGTACAGGCGGCTCACAGCTTTCTCCATGGGTCGAGGCGCGCCTTGAACTGCTGTCGCCACGTGATGGGCGAGCCGTCGCCGCCGACGCGCGTGTAGCTGTAGCCGCCGAAGCTCTCGGATGCGTACGGACTGTCCAGCTCCTTGGCGTGCTCGGTCTGCCATGCCGCGATCTCGTCAGCGAGGTCGACCACGGCCCGCGGGATGGCGAGCGCCCAGACGGTGCCGACGAACTCCTCGTCCGTGAGCCCGTTGTAGGGCCACGCGTGCAGCCCGTCGTTGAACGTCGAGCCCGTGATGCGGACGTACTGGCCCTCCTTGAGGCCGAGGGCCGCGGGCGGCACGAGGCGGCCTTCCTCGATGCGGACGCGCCCCGTGCGCTTGTCAGCGACGAACCAGTTGCGCAGCGACAGAAGCACCTGCTCGAGCATCTCTGCGCCTATCGCTTGTCGGTGATGACGGCGGCGAGCTCGGGGCTGAGGGTCTTGACGCCGCAGAGCATGTCGATGGAGACGGTGTCGGTCTTGGTCTTCTGGTCGTAGCCCTGCACGACGCGCAGACCGAAGCCGTCGTAGGAGGTGGAGAACGCCTTGGGGGCGCCGAGCGGCATCTCGAGCTGGCGGGTCACGAGCGCGAAGGCGTTCTTGTGGAACGCGATGGACGGCGTGTAGTTGGCAGTCTCCGCCGTGGTCTTCTGCACGTTCTGGTCGCAGTAGAAGTCGAGGCCGTACTTGCGGCCAAGCGATGCCTCCTTGAGGGCGGTGCCGTTGTCGCCGACGGCGGAGGCGTTGGTGAACGCCTCGGTGTTGAGCAGGTCGGCCTCGGCCTGGGAGCCGTAGACGAAGCGGCGCTCCGTGGAGGGCGCCTTGGCGTCCACGAGGAACTTGCGAGCGGCGATGATGTCTGCCACGGCGATGGCGCCCTTGGTGTGGTCGACGCGGTTCGTGACGTCCTTCTCGAGCGCGAGCAGGTAGCCGTCGATCTTGTCGGCGAAGGCCTGCATCGCGGGGACGAGGAACTGCGCGGAGAAGTCGACGATGCCCATCGTCAGCTCCTTGGACGTGACGGCGAACGTCACGTCGAGCAGCTTGTCCATCTTGACGGGAACCTTGCCCTCCGTGGCGTCCTGCACCTCGACCTCGGTGGTGAACTCCTTGGCCTCGAAGGTGGCTGGCTTGCGGACGGTGATGGTGTCGCCCACGCCGGCGACGAACTCGGAGGAGTAGTCGCGGTGGACGAGGTTGGCCATGACGGCGTTGGTGCGCAGCACGTCCAGCGCCTCGTTGGCGATGATGTTGGGTGTAAGGATGGTGTTCGACATAGAAACCCCTTAGCCTCTCTGCTCCGCCTTGTACTTCATGTACTCGGCGGTGCTCATTTCGTTGATGTCCTTGCCGCCCTCGCCCTTGGGGGCGTGGGCCACGTCGGCACCCTTGACGGTCGTGGTTGCGATGAAGTCGGCCCAGTCGGCCTTGATGCCCTCGGTGAGCTTGTCCGCGCCCTCGATAGCGCCGTCCTTGACGGTCACGTTCTCGAGGTCGGAGACCTTGAGAACGGTCTCGATGCGCTTGGGGTCGACGCCCGCTGACTTGAGCAGCTCTCGGTACAGGCTGCGCTTCTCGGCTGCGGCCTTCTCGCCATCGACCTTGGCCTTGTAGTCGTCGAGCTCCTTGCACTTGGCCTTGTACTTTTCCTCGTACTCGCCCGCGCCCTCGCCCTTGGCCTTGAGCGCGTCCAGCTCCTTCTTGTAGCCGTCCGCCTTGCCCGCGGCCTCCTTGAGCTCGTCGCGCTGCGCCTTGAGCGCGTCCACGCTCTCGGCGTGCTCCTCGATGATCTGGTCGATCTTCTCGTCCTCGATGCCCATTGCCTTGAGCATCTTTCGCGTGAGTGCCAACAGAATCTCCCTTGCTTCGGAATGGGCGGGTCCCAGCCCGTTGCCTCGGCAGGGCCCGCGCCGCAATACCTCGCGGCAAGGGTGAGTATCCAAGCGGAGTAACGCGGCCCTACGCGCCGCCCCTCAGGTGCTTCTCGAGAATCGCCCGGTACGTGTCCCCGTGGCCCGTCGCCGCCTTGCGCAGGAAGTGCTTGCCCTTCATGCGGGAAGTCCCCTCCTCGACGTACGGCGCGTACTCGACGTTGGTACCGATGAAGCAGTCGTAGCCTTTGAGTAGGTGCGTGACGGAGTTGCGCAACCTGCCCGTGTCGACCGGGCACGTCGCCTTGGCGTAGCCCTCCGCGACGAGGCCTATCTCCTCCAGGCCCGTTTTATAGGCGCGCAGGAGGGCCTTCTCGACCTGCTCGATGTTGTTCTGCCGTATCTCGATGCACTCGGCGGTATCCAGCTTCGCGGCGTTTACGATCTCCTCGGTGATGAGGGTGCCGTGCCGCCCGTGGTCGCCGACGCCGCCGACGAGCCCGTAGGCCATCAGTCGAGCACCTCGCAGCCGTAGCCAACGCGGCCGTTGACGTCCGCCTCGATGGCCTCGATGGCCTGCACCGGCACGCCCTCGCACCCAAGTGTGCAGCCGTCGTCGGGCTCGACCTTGTCGCCGCGCTGCGTGCAGATGTAGGTGTCCGGGAACGTGAAGCCGAAACCCAGCTTTACGGCGCAGTCGCCGCAGTTCGCGCAAGTGAATAGCTCTTTCATGCCTGCCCCAATCTCTCTGCAGGCAGTGTCGCGGCACGGTCACGCGGCATGAAAAAAGCCCCGCCGTGGCGGGGCTTTTACTTCAGCGTCTAAGTTGTTTCGTATTTACAGGACGCAATCCTCAGGCACTTCGTCCTTGTACGGCTCTCCGTCTTTGAGCGCCTTCTCGACAGCGGCGACAATGTGATCGTCATCCATTGTCGAAAGCCCCCACGGGATGAAGCCGAACCGCTCCATATGGGCCTCGAGCGCATCCTCGGCGGTCATTTTCTCGACATCCGTCATCTCGTCAGCCTCTCTACAAGCTCGTCGAACTTTGCAAGCGACTCTGGAAACAGCTCGCTCATCACCTCAAGCGACTCGCCGTTCGCCGCCTTTGCGGAACACGCCTCGGCGAAAAACTCGGTCGCTCGTCTTTCTTCACCGCCGACACCGGAGAAGTAGGCGGCGCCGTGCCCGAAGCCGAGCGGGTAGTCAAAGCCTGTCGCACCCTCGATTATATCGGAAACGTCACTGTATTTCCTGCCTTTAATCCGCGCCCGTCGTTCCTTGAGCCTGTCGATTATCATCCTATCGGCCTCGGTCCTGATAAATCGCCCGCCATTGTCGAGGTCGTACTCCGCCATGCGCCTCATGGCGGACTTGTAATCATCGCGGTCGATAATCTCGTCGTAGGAGATACTGCCGCTTCTCAGCCCCCTTCTCAGGCTCCTCGCGAGCGCGACGAGCGAGTCGTCGCCGGTTTGCTTTCCGAACGCCCTCAGGTCCATGATCGCTTCGGCCGGGGCCTTCCTCCCAGATAGCACCCGGCTGTCGACGATGGCGGAGATTCTCTGCCTTTTCCAGTCTCGGTCTATGGCCTCGACGATACCGCTGCCGGAAGACGCCCACTTTCCATTTTTTCCGGCAAGGTGGTCGATCATGTGGCCGAACTCATGGAAAGCTGTCTGGTATGGACTATGGATATTGTCGCCCTTCATCGCCTTCGCGACCGACATCTCGACGCGCACTTTAGACCGGTCGAACTGGGCGATATGGCCGTCCTCGTCAGTCACGACGAGACGCTGGCCGAACTTCCTGAATAGGCCCCTCACACCAGCATCGTCACACTCGTGCAAACGTTTTGCCATTCCACGTGCCATTTTTCTCGCGTCTTGCGTCGCCGAAAGCCCTGCCGGGAGACTGCCGCCGAGACCCTTCAGCTCGACCTGCTCGCGCGCTGACTTTATGCCCGCCAGGGCGCTATCCAACACCTTCTGCTGGTCGCCGGCGCTCATCTTGCGGAACGAGCCAGACGGTATGCCGTAGTCCTCGAGCTGCCGCGAGAGCCGCTTGCGCGCCTCGGTCTTGGATACGCCCGCCACGTCCAGCTTGCGCTTGGTGCCGGGCATTTCCATGAACTCGGAGATGGTGCGGTCGGCCGGTTTGGCGCCGTTGACGGCGGGCTTGCCCGCCTTCCATTCCTCGTAGGTCATGCCCTCGGGCAGTCGGCTGAAACGCTCGCCGTCGAGCACGTCGAGCCCGTCACAGCACGCAATCAGCGTGCATCGGCAGTTGCACGTCTCGGCATACGGCGCCTCGGGGTCGCCCGGGTAGCGGCACCCGTTGCTGAACTTCTCGCCGACCTCCACCTTCTCGCGGTCGAGCTTCCTGTGGCTCGAGCGCGTGCGCAGGTCGAGCGTCGCCATCCATTCCTGCTGCACCTTGATGCCGAGCCCCTTGGCCCTCTTGTAGCTGTCGACGCGTCCGGCGTTCTCCGCCGCCGTCGTCGAGGTCCGCGCCAAGCGCACCGCCGCCGCGCGGTTGGACCCCGCCACGTCCTGAATGCGCTTTGCGATCTTTGGTATCGACTCGCCGAGCAGCACGCCCTGCGTGATCTGATTGGCGATGAGCCGGCGGTTCCACGCCATGTCCTTGGCGACGTTGACGGACGGCTTGGGCAGGTAGCTGTCGTGGTCGGTGAGCAGCCTCTGGACGGTTGACGCGTCCTGCAGTGCGTAGGCCGTGTCAACGCCCACGGCGCTCTCGACCTGCCACGTGCCGTAGTTGTAGTTCTCGGCGTAGACCTCGGGCAGCCTGCCCTCGATGGCGGCGGCTGCGACGACGTTCGCATGCGTCATGGCCTCGGCGCACTGCTTGAGGACGATTCGATAGCGCCTGCCAGCCGCTATCTTCCCGCTTCGCCAAGACCTGTATTGCGCCTTGGTGATCTCGCCGGCCTCAAGCCGCTCGCGCATCTTCTCGTCGTCGGCCTCGAACTGCGCCAGATAGCGCTTAAGGTTGGCGTAGGCCGTCTTGCTCGCCTCGCCGTACACTCCCGCCACCTCGCGCTCGAACGCCCGAATCTCGGCGTCTGAGAACTCGTGAGCGCTATCCTTCGCCATGCGCCGCCTCCAATCGTCGGCACGCATGGTCGCCCGCGCATAACGGAAAAGGGCCCCGACCGAAGCCGGGGCCCTTCCCTACTCGCCGTCTGCCTCTAGCATCTGGCGTACCTCGTCGCGCCAGCGCTCGGGAACGCTCTCAAGCGTGCGCTTGCCGCTCTTCACGGCGCGGTAGTAGATCTTCGCCATTGCTACTCACCTCCAACGATGTCGCCGAGCTCGAGAAGGGCCGCTTGCGAGTCGGCGACCTGCTGCTGGAGCGATGCGATCTGCTCCTCCATGCTCATGCCGTCCGCCTCGTGTGCCGTCCAGACGGTGTCAAAGTCGGCCTTTGCGCCATCGACCGTCAGCTCGCCCGTCGGGTCGGTGAAGTGCAGCTCCTCGTAGGTGAACACCTTCACCTTGACGGAACCGCCCTCGCCTCCCTGCTCCTCGCGCTCGCCCTCGGCGATGCCGCGGCGCAGCCAGACGTCGGTCCCCGCGATCTCGACCGTCTCGGGCCTCTCGCCCGTTCGCTCCGACTTCACAACCATATTTTTCCTCCTAACCCACGGCCCTCGCCGCGTTGAATATGCACCGCTTGACGTTCATCTGGTGCTCCATGACAGCCGTTTTCAGCCAGCCCCAGTAAGAGCACACGCGCCTCGCCAAGCGCTCGGTGCGCCTGCGCCAGTAGCGCGCGAACGCGCGTCGCAGTCGTTTCCAGAGCCTCTTTCGCAAGTCGACCCGGCGCCCGCGAGCGCACCAGATGCGATAGCCCGCGAAGTCGATGGGCTCGGCGCCGTTGCGCCTCACCTTCCACGGCTTCATCGACAATCCTAGCCGCCCCAAAACGCGCGCGGCGATGGCCGCGGCCTTCCTGAGCGAGCGCTTTGAGTTGCCGAGAAAATAGCCGTCGTCGGCGTACCACACCTGGCATCCCGCGAGCCTCACGCGCTTGCCGCGCCGCTCCTTCGCCGCCTCCTCGACCGCGTGGTACGCGAACGAGATCACGAACGCCGCCAACCGAAGCGACAGGTAGCTGCCGAGGATAAGGACGCCGTTCATCGTCGACAGCAGCGAATGGAGCAGGTAGAGGACCTGGCTGTTCTTGACGTAGCGCGCCACCAGACCCTCCACTATCGCCGTTTGCATCGAGCCGTAGCAGTTGCGGATGTCGACGTGTACGTGGTAGGCGAAGCGATGAACCGCGCGCCTGAGCTTGCGCATCCCCAGCGCCGCGCCCTTGCCCTTGACGCCGCTCGACACCTGCCAGAAGCCGACCTTGGCGGCAAGGAGCGGCTCGAGTGCCCCAACGCACAGGTAGTTGCACACCTGCCGCTTGATACTCTCGACGCTTATCTCGCGCAGCTTGCCGTTGTTCGGGTCGTGCTTCAGGTAGGTTCGAATCGGCTCGAACGTAAGCGTCTCAGTCGAGAGCTCTAGCCAGATGCGGTCGACAAACGCCGTCTCGGTGCCGTATTCGTCGGCGACGCGCCAGCCGTTCTCCTTGCCGGAGTCGCTTTTCTTCCATCGGTGCAGGGCCTCGACGACGCTTCTGCGCGTGAACTCGAGGCCCTTGCAGTAGGTTTTCATAGATCAAAGCTCTTTCTGTCTGTCATACGAGCGTTCGCCTTGCGGTTACCAGCCCGTGAGCCTTGCGGACAAATTTCACTCAAAGGAGTCAGGCTGAGCCGCGTCCCGCCAGAAAGCGGCGGGCGCGGTAGACACGGTGCGAGTAGAGATTTATAGACAGATTGCCGGGAGACGAAGTTCCAAGTGGCCCTACCGGACCTGTTCCTCGAGTTCGCGTAACGAAGACCGGCATTCGAGCCGTTCCTCAGGTTACCGAGGAACTGAACCAGAAACCAGCGCCGCCCTCACCGTGAATCCCTGTTTGGGGTTAGGAGGGGGCCAGCCCCCTCTCAGGGCTACGCCCTGATTCACCCCCGGCTACGGCCCGTAGCAGAAAGCCGGGAGACGAAGCCCCAAGAGGCCCAACCGGACCGGTACCCCGAGTCCGCGCAACGAAGACCGGCAACCGAGCCGACCCGCAGGCTACCGAGGAACGGAACCAGACGGATTGTGCCCTTGACTTTGCCGCCGGAGGTGTCGAAGTAGAAGTAGTCGCCGACACCGGTCGTCGCCGAGCCGCCGAGCCCCTTGCCCAAGATGAGGCCGTTGACGAACTGGATGTCGAGCATATAGCCGTCCGCCGTCGGCATGCACGCCGCCGTCGGGGTCACCCCGTCCGCCACGGCGTTCTTCTTCTCATTGCGGGTGTCGGGGTTGACCGCGATACCGAAGCCCGTCCCATCGGAGACGAAGAGCGTATCGCCCATGAACTCCCACAGGCCCAGCCCCGTCTCGACGCCGCCGACCTTGAACGGATGCTTGCCGTCCTTCGCCACCTGGCCGTCGCCCACGAGGGCATCGGTGTTGCCCGTGTTCCACGGCGCACTCTGGAGCCATGTGTTCACGGTCGTGTCGAACGCCTTGGCGACGTCCATGAGAAGCGCCACGTTGCCGTCTGTGAGCGTCTCCTTGCCGCCGACGACCGCGCCGTCGAACACGTCGTACGCCGCCGCGGCACCTCGGTCTGGGCACGTGGTGCCCGTGTCGGTGCCGTACATCATCGACGCACCCACGGGAATCTTCGCCGCCTGCTCGGCGGTGACGACCACGCGCGTGACGCCTGTCTCGGCGAGCGCGGGGTGGATCTGGATGTTGAAGCCCGTGCAACCCGGGAAGTCCACCTGGGAGGACTTGCACAGCGTCTTGGTCAACTGGTGGAAGTTGATATACCACTGGTCGTAGACGCTCATGCCCGAGTAGCCCGTGGTCGCGGTCTTGCAAAGGTCGACGAGCGAGTCGTGCGACGTCGTGCGGTTGGCGACCTTCGCGCCCGAGACGGAGCGCGGGCGCCCGTCGGCGTCGATGCTCATGGGGTATGTCGGCGTCAGCATGTACGGTCGCAGTGTGCCGTCCGGCAGCAACGCCTTGGGGTTCGGCTGCGAGCCGCTGAATCGGCTGTCGGACCACGAGACGAGCAGGTTGCCGTTCGTCAGCACCTCGACCGCCTGCCACACGACCGGCGCGATCTCGTAGACGTTGTTGCCGTGTCCGTTGTCCACGCGCGAGAAGCCATAGTCGACGCCGTCGATGGCCTCGACCCACGGCACGCCGTCGGCGTCGGCACCGGCGTTGGCGGACACGTGGAACCACGGGCCGCCCTCGGCGTCGAACGGGTCGACAGCCGCGCTCGTCGCCGTCGCGGGCACGAACTCGGTGGAGGCCACGCGCTTCGCGGCGGCGCTCATCGGCTTGATGTCGGTGGGGCTGCCCGCAGGGATGAGGAACGTGTACACCAGCCCCGTCTTGTGCTTGTCCACCATCGCGGCGACGCTCTCGTTGGAGTAGCGGCCCGTCGAGGCGTCGCGCTCGAGCGACTTCTGGTCGCCCAGATTCTTCACCGCGCCGACAAGCGCCCACACCGCCTTGTCCGATGCCAGCGGGTCCGCGTACTCGAACCCCTCGGTTGCCTGCTCGGTTGCCTGCTCGGTTGCTTGCTCGGTTGCCTGCGTATCGGCCATTTAGGCACCTACCTTTCGCATTTGGCAAATCTTGCCGTTTACCTTCTTGAGTCCCAGCGCCGTCACGGCAGCCGCCGAGTCGATAATCGACTGGTAGTTCAGGGCTGCCGTCTTGGCGTCCCTGAGCGCCGCCTGCGCGTCGGCGAGGGCCTTGGTCGAATCCTGCTCGCGCTTCTGCTCGGCGGTCTTGCGCCCCGCCTCCGCCTCCTTGCGCTCCGTCTCGTTCTGCCCGCGCTCGGTCTCTTTCTCCTTGCGCCCCGCCTCGGCGTCGGCGCGGCCCTTCTCCGCCGTTTCGACAGAATCCTTGAGCTGCTTGAACTCGTTGTTGACATTGTTCACGCCAGCCGCCGCGTCCGTCGCGGGCTTCTTGAGCTCCGCGATCTGCTCGGCGGTGAGGTCGCTATATCTCAGCGCGTCGCCCTTCGGCACGCCGACGACCAGCACGTTGCCCTCCATCGCCGCCGTTGCCTCCGAGCCCGAGGCGAGCGTCGTGGCGCGTGCCCCCTTGACCTCGGCGGCGACAGCCTTGTCGCGTGCGGCCTCCGCCGCCTTCTGCGCGGCCTTGGCCTCGTCTCGCGCCGTCTCCGCGTCCTTGATGGTGCGCTGGTCGCTCGGCTCGTAGATATACTCGGCGGGCTTGGCTCGCCTCTTTACGTCCCAGAGTGCCTCGATGCGCGTGCGTCCGCCGTATGCCTCGTCCGTGATGTAGGCCCATGCATACACGCGGCCCGCCGCCTGGAGCAGCTCGTCGGGAATCTTCGCCTTGCTGTTAGCCACCGCAACCGTGTAGCACGTCCCCGTGGTCGACTTGGCGAAATGCACTTGTTCGCAGCCGACAACCTCGACCTCGCGCCCGGTGTCCCACTGCCACAGCTCGCCGTCAAGCACCTGCAATGCCGCCATCACTCATCACCTTCCTCGTCCTCGTCGTCCTCGTCGTCCTCCTGGGCGCCCTTCGCGTTCGCCGCCAGGGCGGGCGGCAGCGCTGCCATGCGCTCCTCCTGCTCCCGCTGCTTGCGCTCCAAAATCTTCGCCCTCTCGTCGGGCGTGATGTTCGGCAGCTTTCGCAGGATCGTCTCCTCGTCCAGCCACTCGGCCTCCAGGCACACGGTCTCGACCTGCTCCTTGGTGTTGCTGATGCGAGTGCGCGTGAACACGGGCGTGTCCTCGATGCCCTGCAACGCGAGGATGTCCATGATACCCTCGCGGATGTGGCGCTCGAACTCGGCGGCCTCCTCGTCCATCGGCTGGTATGCCGCATCGATATGGTCGTTGGTCGCCCCCGCCGCGATGGTGTGGACGTCCAGCGCGCCGAAGTCCTCGTAGATGTCGGCCTTGATCTGCGCCAGCGTCTCCTTGCGGCCCTCGACGGGCACCTCCTGCGTGTACGGCGTCACGGACTGCCCCTGCTCGGCGTCGACCTCGGCCACGTGCGTCAGCTTGAGCTTCGCCCGCCACAGGTCGAGGTCCCTGTCGTCCATGCCGCCGGCTCCGTTGATGAGCCAGTAGATCTGCGCGCAGTCGCGCGTGTCGTTCACCAGGCCGCTCTTGATCAGGTCGTAGGCGTCGATGCTCTCGCGCATGCCGACGAGCGTGCTCTGGTGCGCGT